ATCTTCCTCCTATTTAAAATTAATTACCGTGACTTGACATATCAAAGCCCACCCGAACACGACCAAACTTAACCGCCGTAACAAAACGGAACATAACGCAACTCAACGCAACAAAACGCGCCCAGACGTAACCGCCATACCTCAACAGAACTCAATCAAGACATAACTGGACATAACTTAACCGCCGTAACGAAACTCATCAGAACGCTGCTATCCCCAACTCGACTCAACCGCCAAGACGAAACTCAACATACCTCAACATACCTCAACACACCTAAACCGCCAAAACTCGCCATAGCCCGACTGACCCGAACAGATCCAAACTCAGCTTAACTCAACCGCCAAGACATAACCAAACTCAACGCAACTCAACGCACCCAGACGTAACCGCCTTACCAGACCCTACCTTAACTTAACATGACTCAACTCACCTGATCGTAACCGCCCTACCTTAACCGAACGCAACTAAACAAAGCCGAACTTGACATAACTCAACCGCCGTAACAAAACTGAACCGAACTTAACAGAACGCAACATAACATAACCGCCTGAACAGAACTCGACAAAAAAAGACACACCATAACCAAACTGAGCGCAACCGCCGAAACATACCCAAACTCAACCGAACTGGACATACCTCAACTTAACGGAACTCAACCGCCTGAACAAAACTGAACTCGACTAACCATAAATTAACTCAACTCGACACAACCGCCGTACCTTAACCCGTGGCACAGGGGCGGCGCACCGCCCCACTCCAAATGTCTCCAATAAATATCCTATGCGGCTCTTCGAATACGTTCTTCATTCAAGAAGTCCATCAGTTCTTGAGTTTCATCATCGTAACACTCAGGATGTTCGTAAGCTAATTCTTGAACTTCGCGTCCTTCTGCTACGATCTCATCCCAAAGACCTTGTCCCTCTCCCATATCTTCAGCACTGTAGACTGAGAAAGAACCAAACGAACCGTTCCCCTTTTCCTGTCTGTTGTCTCCAAGACCACAGATCATACCAGAGTTAGCTAACAGAGATACAATTCCCTGTGCGCTAAAAGTAGGTGTGCAGTATTTGATGGTTACCTCAGAACACCACCTTGGTAAGTACGCACGTGTGCGTACGTCTGGTGTCCTGTTCATATCAGCGGCTCGAACAACGTCCATTTTAAGATAAGGTTTCCCCCATATGTTAATCTTGTGTTCTGGAATAAATATTAAACGATCCACGTTCTTTGCTGTAACCCCTGCGGTTTCCAAGGCCGCTGTCCGTAACCCTTTTTTAATTCCTGTTGAAGGAAAATAGAGCATGGTCTTACCATCTCTTTGTCTGTACAGGCTTTCCCTAAATTCTTTTTCGGGATTATGTTTGATCTCTCTTTTTTCTGCCGCTGTTTTACGTTGCGCTCCTACAAGTAAATCACGCATGGCCTTTGAACTCATGCTGTTGAAGTACATAGCAGTGTCACCTATTATTCTTAGCTTCAACATACCCCTTTTAATTGTATGTATCTGAATTGTTTCAGGTGTTTTTGATTTTACTTTTACTGTTGCCATTGGTTCTCTCCTTTTATTGGCTTCTAATTGAAAGTAATTTGTTTATGACACGCAAGTAATATGCGTGTCAAGTTTTTATTTGACAACTTCCCAGATGCTCTCGTCTCCTGCATCCTTTCCAGTGTCCTTGATCTTCCCTGCCTTACGCAGTTGAGATAACGTCGTGCGTACAATCGTAAGCTTCACGCCCGATCTGTCCGCAATTTGTTTCGCTGTGCCAATGTCTCGGCTTAACTCTGCTAGGATCTGCTCCTTGCGAGTAAGCTTTGCGCCCGACCGCTGTTTGCGTTTGATCCTCGCCCATAGTTCTTTAAACATCTCTTCTCCTAAACTCATAAAAGATTTCATTTATCACAGCCCGATACTCCTCTTGATTGTCGAACTGATCGATTGCCAGTGACCCTACTATATCACACAGTAAGTTTAACTCTTCTTCCTTCTTCTCTTCAAGCTTTGATAAATCCCACTTAACCATCAGCCCCAGTCCTTTCGATCTTCCTCATTCCACCATCCCTCGAAGTACGCATCGACTTCCTCAACGGTCATCTCCTCCTCGATCACAATGTTCCTACCCAGGTTGTCCAACCAAATATGTGGCACTGGCTCCCGACCATAGTACCGATCAGCCGAACCGCGATTAGCGGCCCTCTCCTCTCGGTCCATGGCCCATGCTTTTACTCTACCCATCTTCTTCCTCCTTCTTTCCCCAGTAACGTATGTGTAATTTGTTGTCCGTCGCTTCACTGACCTCGACATAAATAGTGTAGCCGTTGATCATAATGTAACCCGACACAGGACTTCGAACGTCAACTATCATCTTTATCCTCCAGTATCTCTACGTCTGTGCCCCAGACCCAATCGCCATCTAATTCGTTTGGTTCATAAAAATCACCACCGTCGATGTTGTTCTTGATCCAATACCAGATCTCATCCTCTGGAATGTCGTCGGGCACTTCACCCTCCCACTCCATAAACGAAATCATATCCGCTTTTGCTCTAACTCTAGGCATCGACTTCCTCCTCCTCGAACTCTGGTTGCCACGAACGATCTACACCGTTGATGTACTCGCCCTCGAACATGCCACCCTCGTCCTGATAGGTAGCACGAACTTTAACACCCATCTTCTGTAGTTTATCCCACACTGGAGTAGGTGGACCCCATGCCGTCCAACAGTTGAACGAGAACGAGGACTTGTCTTCATCGTCTTCAATCTCATTGGTGAGTTGTACATCGACAATATCCCACTTGGTTCCCCAGTTTTCGCATCTCCAGTCGTACCAACCTTCGACCTCGTAGTCTCCCCACTTGGTTTTCGGTGCAAGCCACTGCTCGAACGGCATGGGCACAATCAACTGACAGAACTGCCTTTCTTCTGGAGCCGTAACCCAGATGCTTTCGTAAATTTGTTGTATTAATAGTTTCGGTCCCTCAATGTAAACCTGTTGATAACAATGATTAGGCATCATCCTTCCTCCTGATAAAAATCCACTTGTAGTTGTATGTGACCTCAACATCGTCTCCGATATCAAAACCCCAGTACTTTACGTCCGAACCAACGATGTCGATGATCGGACGATCTCCCTTGCCAGACACCTTGCGTCTGCCATCAAAAGTAATTCCAATGTTCACACCACCATCAACCTTGTATGTCGTGAACTTGTCACCGCGACCAATACCTGCCGCAGTCAACCGCTTGCCCTCCAACCAAATGCGAGGGCGACCACGGTTCGCTCCTATCTTGTATTCTTGTATCATGCTAATGCACCCCACTGTGTTGCCATCGCATCCGCGATGCCTTGATAAAATTTAGAACGCAACTTCCAACGGTCCGCGCTCGGTGGTAACTTGTGACACTCATCTCGTGCCGTCGATCCGTCCAAACTCCCAGTCCGAACCAACTTAGGTAAATTACGCAACCATAAACATGTGCGCTTCTTTACATTGTCGTCGCTGTCATCAGCCTCCGCAAACTCCCAAGGCTGTATGCTCTGAGCAAACGGCTCATAGTTCTTGATCCTAACCTTCGCATGCTTATGCATCACAGGATTTTCAACCGCGACCATCGGTATGTGCTCCACGTTCCATACATCTGAAAACAATGCGGCACCCTCCTCGAGTTCTTGCCACATCTCATCCAACGTACGATTAGGTGGAGCCTTGTGTAACCAACGAACACCAGAATTGCACAACCTCGTGCATGGTGGATGCATCACAGCCAACAGATCCCAGTCATCATTCATCACGTTTCGAATGTCATCCTGAATGTGACGATTAGTCGGACGATCCGATGGTAAGATATCACAGGACCACGCATCATGGCCCATTCTCAAGAATGCATCGCGTACTGTACCAGATGTCTCGCAACCAATAAGTACTTTCATTTTATTATATCCTCTCTGTATTACTTGTTGAATACCCCCAATCTATACCAATTCAATAGATAGTCAAGAATTATTTTGAGGACAGAAAGTACACTATAGACACATTCTGAGAGATTTTTTGTTTTTTTTTTTTTTTCATTCAAATTTACTGTCCTCACCGTCCTCAAACGTCCTCAAGTCAAGTATACTTGTTTCAAACTGCCCTGAATTGAGGACAACGTGAGGACACTGAGGACACTTCTGGGAAGAAAAACCCTATATAGAACTAATTGCTAAAAATAATTTCTTGGATTAAGTTGTGGTAGACATACAAATGAGGGGCGTATGCCGAGCATAGCAAAATCTATTGAAAAAGAACATGGTCGACAGTTGACCAACAGGCAAAGAACTTTTGCAAGACACATCGTCGAAGGGATATATTCGAATACTGAATGTGCAAGGAAGGCAGGGTATACTCCTGACCTTGCCAACAAACAGGCGTCTGTTCTTTTGAACGGTCGAGACTATCCACATGTTGTTGAGTACATCCAAGAACTGAGAGAAGAAAGAGAACGACGCTATGGTGTCACAACCATTGGTCAACTCGAACGATTGCACAAGCTGTCACTTGGGGCCGAGGATGCAGGGCAGTTTTCTGCTGCTATCAATGCCGAGAAGATAAGATCTGCACTTGGTGGATTAACCATCGATAGACGAGAAACAATCAACACAATTGACCAACTGTCTAGAGATGAGATCACTGCTCGACTAGCCTCCCTACAAAAACAATACCCTCAAGCTTTTGTGATTGATGGGACAGCGGAGGATGTAACGGATGAGCAAGGGACCAGAGGCGAACTTCTGGCAATCGATCAGGAAGAACCTACCTAAAAAATGTTTTGCAACTAGGATTGAGAACAAGCATGGCGGCGGTGTGCCCGACGTTCACATGGTTTGGGATGGATTGCCGTTCTGGATGGAATTGAAAGTAGCAAAAGGCAACAAGGTAAATATATCCCCACACCAAGTCGCTTGGAATATGGCCTATTACGCTCGAGGAGGGGCCAGTTTTTACTTAGTAAAGAGGGCCAAGGAGCGAGACCTACTTTTATTTAGGGGTGATCAGGGGGCCGCTTTGTCGTCCTGCGGCCTGTCTTGCGCCCTTGGTTCTCGGTTCGAGAGTCTTGCGCCCTTGTTCTGCGCCTTGCGCCCTGTTCTTGAAGGGATCTTGCGCCCTGCGCCTTGCGCCTTGGTCCATGATAGCGATAGCCTGGACAAAAGAAAAGAGGGCCGAGGCCCTCCCCTTTAGTGTTCTACTATCGCGATTGATTTTGCTTTGCTGGATCCTTTGCAAAGCTTGCAAGCTGTGCATTGGACCCGGCGTCCAGCCTCTTTAGAAGCTGGACAAAGTATTTCGTTTGCTTTGTCCAAGTCTAATAGATCCTTGATCACTCGGAAAGTGCGACGGCCAGCGGCCCAATGTTCCTGTGCTTCCTGGTAAGTGTCCGCAGATTGCATGCAGATTTCAGACATTTCGCCTGGCTGGTGCGTGTATGCTGTCCAGGTCAAAGCTTCTTTTAATAGATTGTTCCAAACATATTGTGGAACCGCTGCCGGGTCTCCGTATGTTCCAAGCCTTACGAAACGACCCCGGCCCATGTCCGTTGCATTGCCGGGTTGATATAATCCGGCCTTGTAAGACTTCCAAACAATCAACGGCCCTTGAAATAGTTTGACATAACAGCGACGGCCCTTGGCAAGTTTGCGCTTGGGGTCTGTCGTTACTTCGCCGCGCATGATGCAAGATCCGCAGATAGAAAAATCTGCGCCAGTCTTGCTTGCTTCCATTGGGTTCATATCTTTGCAGAGAATGTATGTCTGGACTACATGCCCGGTTTTTGTGTTGCGATCTGAATAGATCGCAACAACTACGATGGGCTTGTCATCTAATAGACTTGGCCCTTCATATAAAATGGCACTCTTCATTGGTCGCCTTTAAAGTTATTCATGCCCGGGTTTTGATCTGCCCATAGTGACGCGGCATCCAATAGGCCCGGGAAATTATTCCGGATAATTCCAAGATTGTAGTGGTCCATTTGAGCAAGTGCGCTGTGCAATTTGTCAATTGCTAGGTCCAGATCAAAGGCCCTAGTGTCTGCCATTTGATATTGTTTAACCATGTATTCTTTAAAATTATTCATGAGATTTCCTTTTCTGCTGTCTCAAGATTAGTCTAAACGATTGAGTGTAGAACACAAGTAAATAATTATTAAAGCTTGTAAGTTTTTCGTATGTCTTGCGGCCTTGCGCCTTGCGCCTTGCGGCCTTCCTTTTAAATGCTTTGCGGCCTGGATAAACCAGGCCGCGTTGCAGAAAGGAGGCCCATTTCCCAAGGGCCAGGGGATTACATTATCCTTATTATTTCTTTGGCTATCAAGCTCCTTCAATTTCCATTATTGTTTTATCGGCACAGCTAAGACAAAAGTAAGCACCTAAATCATACACTTGCTTTATGCTTTCATATTTGTTGCTGCGAACTTCTATAATCTCTTCTAAATCGAGAACACAATTATAATCTAAATCCATGTTATTTTTTTCACATCTTTCACATTGTCTATCCATTTGATTCACTTTCCTTTCTCGTTGAGTGCATTGGATGCCAGCCCCTCGAGGCTGGACACCAATAGACTAAACGCTGTATTCGTCACGCCATTGTGGGTCCCCGTCCACAAATTCAGCATATGATTTTATATCTCGAGCATACATATCACCATATTCCCAAGACCCGTATGTGCCTGGAGATTTACCCGCGACAAACCATCGAGCATACGGGTCGTTAGCTTCAGCTTCTGAATGCTTATAGGTTTTGAGAACCCTCCAAACGGTGCCTCCCTCACCCCAATTGTTTGCGGCATACTCGGCATATGGTTGATCTACTGGACGGGTTTTTCCGAATGATGTTCTAGGCATTGTGTTTCCTTTCTTTCCTAATTGAACAAGTTTAGTATGCCCCACTTTCAAGCGGGGCACAAGTTTTATTTTAGTTTTATGCACTTTGTTTTTTAGCTTTTGCCCACCAATCTCTTTGCCGTTCATGATCTGCAATCTGTTCTTTCTGCCATTGCAAACAATCGATACGATCTTGATTAAAATCACCCTTCTTGATCGGCCTGATTGTTCTGCTAGTGACATAAAAAACTCCACAAGCTACGGGTAAATTTTTGACGTCATAACCATAGCCCCCCATTTCATTTACTTTCAACTCACTGTCTTTGCCGTAAATTACATAGATAGGTTCAGGGTTGCGTCTGCTAGTTCTACTATAACAATTTCTTATTGCTGTTATTGGATCGGTAGCCTTTTCCCAGTAACCATAAGACCCGCTACTAACAGCTAGAAAAGTATAGCCGTTAGGTAAAACATGTTTCTTTTCTTTAGTCATTGTATTCCCTTTCTTTGGTTGAGTGGGGGCCGAGGCCCCCGATTGATTAAGCAGTGTATTCGACTGGTTTGAATAATCTGCTCGGCTTTTTCCAGAACTTTGAATGATCTGGATGACTGGGGCTTTTAGTCTTTTCGCACAACTTAGCGAATGACTCCTTCCTATGTTCCTGCCACCATTTCATATCGGGCGCTCTGTTTGATAGCTGTCCATTCTTAGTGAACACCCAAACAGCGTATCCCTTACGAACTGCTTCGCCTCTTAGTTCGTCGTACTCTTTGGTTAGTATATCAATCTCGTTTTTTAGCAGTCTGATTCTGCTTAGTGTTTCGAGTCTATTCATTTTGTATTCCTTTCTAATTGAGTTGTGTAACGCTTGTTACAAGTAACAAGATAGTGATTCGTACCAAATAGTCAACAGCTAGAACACAATTAATTTAAATTTTTTACAAGTTTTTTAAAATAGTGTCAGCTGTCGTGGTATACAATGGTATACAGTTTAGGGGTTACTTTGCCCTATCGCGTCCAAGAGCCGAGGGCCAAGGACCCCTACCACCCCTATTTGGGGCGACTATATGTGTGTATGCGTACTATATAGTTGGTATTTTAAATTCATTCGGGCCTAGTTTCATTGGACTTGTATACGGCAAACAAGTCACGGGTCCCTATGGCCCAGAAAAAATTGTGGGTGTATTTTCATTTGGGATTGTTGTACAGTGATCGTGAACCACGAACCAAGGACCGAGATATGGGATTTTTTAGTGATTTAGCGATGGGCTTTGGAGCGAAGCCGAAGACCAAGGATTACATAGCGAGGACGGCGCAGACGATTGCTCGGAATGAGGGCAAGAAAAATGCTTCTGAGTCTGGCAGGGCGAGACGGTATCAGGCGCAGTATGGTGTGACGGCTGCGGATATTGATACAAATTTTGATGAAGCGGTTAAGAAATCGAGACCCAAGGACAAACCTTTATCGAACATCAAGACGGTTCCTACGACTACGAAGGCAAAATCTTCGGACATAAAAGCAGGGAAACAGTTTGCTGAGTCTATGAAGAAGGCGAATGAGTTAGCGAAAGCTGGTAAACTACCAAAAGGTTCTATCGGACCGATTCGCAACTTGGCTGGTTCACCTTCTATATCGCAGGAAGAGGCGAAGGCGGCTGGTGCGAATATTGGCACGGGTTATGATCCTAAAACTAAGACGGGTTATACGGACACTGCGGGTCAAGGTTTAGGCACTGGTTTTATATTGAGCGGAAAGAAAGACGACCGAGGAAATGTAACGGGCACTACGTTTACTGACGCGACAGACATTATGACAAGTAGTCCATCCAAGTATGGACTACAAAACACGTTGATTGGTAAAGGTCTTAGTTATCTGGCTGGTGTTCGTGGTGACGACAAGATTGTAAATACGGTGGGTGGTAAGCCTATCTTTCAAAGAGCAGACGGAAGTTTTTATGCTTTCGATGCGGTTGGATTGCCATATGACATTGCAGATCCAGAAGTAGGCACTGCTCCGAGCACCTTGGACGTTGATCCAGAGGTTCGAGAACGTCAGTTGGCGATGATGAATGTGGGTAGTACGGACGATGACGATAATAGGCCAGTTGCGACTGAGGTTGTAAAGGAGCCAGATGATCCATGTCCAGAGGGATATAGGATGAACCCAGAGACAAAGCAGTGTGAATTAGATCCGTTTCAGCAACCGTTTGCTGATGCGGTAACCACGCCTTCTGCTCCTGTGGTAACGGCTGGGTTATCTCCGTATACGCAAATGGCTCCGGTGACCTTGGGTCAGCTTCAACCAACTAGGGTTGCGGCGGCAAATCCATTGGCGATGCAACAAGCGAACATGCCACCTGCGGGTGGTCTTGGGTCCTTGGCCCCTATACTTAATAGAACAAGTTAACGGCTCATGAATCTCCAAGCTCTCCCAGAGGAAGCACTGAAGGAGATCTTGGCACTTACTGAGGCCAAGAAGAAGTTAGATTTACGTGAGGAGGCGGTTGAGAAGTTCATGCCGTTTGCTCATCATGTGTATGACAACTTCATTGAGGGTCGGCATCACAGGATTATTGCGGAAAAACTTGAACGTGTTGCACGAGGGGAACTCAAGAGGCTTATAATTAATATGCCGCCTCGTCATTCGAAGTCAGAA